GGCATTTACATGGAATGCAGGTGCATCGAACGCAAGGTCAATCAGAGCGTCAACCACAACTACCAATTTTCAAACAACAAACAACCCAACGTCATCTAGACTGACACAAGTCTCTGATAGAGATAGACATTTGTTTCATTTTGGAACCGAAACAACAATAGGAGATACCACTACAGTTGATCCTTTGTTTATAAGATTTTCTAATCAAGAAGATTTAAATACTTATGCACCAACTGCAGTAAATACAGCAGGTAGTTTTAGATTAGACAAAGGAAATAAAATTGTGGGCGCTGTATCCGGTAAAGATTATACTTTAGTTTTAACAGATAGCTCTGCATACGTAATTCAGTTTGTTGGCCCACCATTTACATTTAGTGTTAAACAAGTTGGTACAAACTGTGGTTTGATTGGTCAAAATGCTTTAAGTTATTCTGACGGTATAGTGTTCTGGATGTCAGGTGAAGGTGGATTTTTTGCTTACGATGGTACAGTAAAATCGTTACCTTGTTTAGTTGAAGACTTTGTATTTAGCACTGATGGTGATAATTTAGGAATTAATTTTAACGCAAGTGATATTGTCTATGCAGAACACAATACACTTTATAGTGAAGTAAATTGGTTTTATCCAAAGTCAGGATCTGATCAAATAGATAGAGTGGTTACATATAATTATGCAGAACAAGTTTGGACTACGGGATCATTAGCTAGAACAAGTTATGTTGATACAGGTGTATTTGATGTGCCTTACGCAACTGAATATAATAAAACTGGAACACCTGTATTTCCTGATATTCAAGGTATTACAAATAGATTTGGAGCATCAATTTACTATGCTCATGAAGTAGGAACTGATCAGGTAAATTCTTCTGGTACAACAGCGATTCCAGCATTTATACAATCTGGAGACTATGATATTACAGCAAGAAGAAGTGCATTAGGAGGCTCAACCGGTCTTGTAGATTATAGAGGAGATGGTGAGTTCTTTATGTCTGTTAAAAGATTTATACCAGACTTTGCTGTCCAAACAGGTAATACTAAGATCACATTATTACTAAACGATTATCCAAACAACTCAGCATCTAGCTCACCGCTAGGTCCCTTTACAATTACATCATCTACTGATAAAGTAGATACACGTGCAAGAGGAAGACTCGTAGCACTGAAAATAGAGAACGACGGCACAGGTGAAACTTGGAGATATGGAACTCTGAGACTTGATGCACAACCGGATGGAAGAAGATAATGTCAATTGCACAATTTTTAACTGAAGAAAATTTACAACGATTACTTAATCAACAGCTTGCAGAAGATCAAGGTGTAGCTAGTTTATTACCATCTAACGTTTCTCCTTTTTTTAGAATGGACGCAACAGGTGGAGTTGTTCCACAACAATATTTTAGAGAACTTACTGGTCCACAAATTGATTTTGGATCTACCTTTAATACACCTGATTTAACAAGTAATATTCCAACAATTCAAAATCCAGGAATTCCATTATTACAAAGTTCACAAGATGATTTAGAAGAATCTGCTATATCAGAATTTGCAGAAGGACAATTAAAACAATCACCTACAGGTATTGCAAGATTATTTGAATTGTTAGGAAACATTCCAACACCATTTAATTTAGTAAGACGTGGTTTAGAATCTTTAAGGGGATTAAATCAAAGAATACAACAATCAGATTTTGGTCAATCAAAAACTTTAATGGATTATTTAGATGCTAGAAAGTATGGTGGTCGACAAGCAAGAGATGATGCGGCTGCGAGAAATATGGCTCAAGCAAGGGGTCTTCAAAAGAAAATAGATAGAGGTGAATTTGGAACACGTGATACATCTATAGACAGAGGAAGAGGATCTATACCTAGTCGAACAACTAGTGCACCTAGAAAAACATCTTCATCGTATTCAGCTGCTAACAGAGCTTTTGCGGGGAGCAGATAATGGCCAGAATAACTTCATACATACCTGAACCTAAACAAGAATACGATGTTGAAAACCAAAGACAAATTCTTCGTGCAATTGATACAATCAAAAGTGAATTAAACTTTTCATACCAACAAGATTTGAAAAATGAAGAAGACGCAAAGGAGTGGTTCTTAGGTGGCTAATTTTTTTAAAAGCGAAACGTTTGATTTAACGACAACTAATTTAACAACTGTGTTGACAATAGCAACATCAGCAGTTGCAATTGTTAGATCTGTACAAGCAAGTCATGATTCAGCTAGTAATGTTGATGTAGATTTATTTTTAAAAAAATCAGGTGGTTCAGATGTTGAAATAGCTCATGCACAATTAAATAAAAGCACAACAAATCTAGCACAAAATGTTATAAACTTAGAAGGTGGAGACATATTAAAAATACAAGCGGGTACAGCAAATGAGATCACTGGACAAATCAGTTATCTTCTGATAGATAGATCTCAAGAAAATGGATAAAGATATACCGAAAATAGATTGCACTACAGTTACTACTTGGCGTAATAAAAAAACTGGTGAAGTTTTTAAAGAAAAGAAAGAAGGACCTGATATTGTACAAGACGTAACAGTTACAGTATCACCGAAAGGCTTAGATATGTTACAGAAAGTTATGAAAAATGATGATAAGAAATCAAACACCTAAAGGTGGCACAGAATTACAATTTGAGTTTTTACGTAAACACGTAGATCCTGCAGTATTAGATCAAGTACAGATATGTACATCGGTGCCTGAGAAAATTAAATTACATCCAACTAAGGTAAATATACTTTGGCAAAAAAATTCTTACGATCAACCAAATCTTGCACCATGGTTTCAGAATAAATCTAATCATGATAAATACGACTGGTATGTTTTTAATAGTCATTGGAGTTATGAAAAGTTTAGAACGTATTTTAAATTACCAACTGAAAGATGTGTTGTTATAAAAAATGGTATAGAAAAAATAGAACCTATACAAACAACATACGAAAAAGGAAAAGCAATTAGAATTATACATCAAAACACACCATGGAGAGGACTCAATGTTTTGTTAGGTGCAATGCAATTAGTAAAAAATCCATTGATTACGTTAGATGTATATTCTTCTACAGAAGTATATGGCAAAAGCTTTTACGAACAGAATGACAAATACTATCAAACACTTTACGAACAAGCAGATGCATTACCAAATGTAAATTACATAGGTTATAAGTCAAACGAATACATTAGAGAAAATCTAAAGAACTATAGAATGTATGCATACCCAAGCACGTTTGAAGAAACATCTTGTATATCTTTATTAGAATGTATGGCAGCTGGATTATATTGTATCACAACAGATCTTGGAGCATTGTTTGAAACAGGTGCTGAGTTTCCAATGTACATTCCGTACACCGATAATTATAAATTACTTGCTAGTAAGTTTGCTCAAGGTATAGAAGCAGCAGCTGCATCATTAGAACACGAAGCAATAAACGATCATTTAAAGTTTCAAATAAAATACACAAACAAATACTACAACTGGAACAAACAAGGTGTCGCTTGGACACGATTCTTACAAGGAGCAATCAATGCAAAACAATGAACCAATATGGTTTAATAAAGAAAAACCAAACAAAGACACTTATCAAACTATAAAAACAGGTAATGTGGTTACTGAAGTAAATTTAGGTGGCAAACCTAAATATAAAATAATGGTATGTACACCATGTCATTCTGATGTATCAATGCATTACACACAAGCAGTATTAAAATTTCAACAAGAATGTATTAGAAATAATATATTAGTTAGTTTTACATTATTAAAATCATCTTTAGTTACACAAGGTAGAAATCTATGTGTAGCTGATTTTTTAAATCACGAACATGAGTATGAATATTTATTATTCATAGATTCTGATATTGATTTTCAATATTCTACTATCATTAAAATGATTGAGAAAGATAAAGATGTTATTGCGTGTCCATACCCAATGAAGACTATTGATCAAGATAAGATGTGGAAAGCATTAACAGAAAAGTATGAGATGATTAAAAAGAAAAGTGATGTTATTAAATCTGGATACATGTATCCAATAAAGGTACCTAATAAAAATAGAATAGTTATGGAGAATGATATTATAGAAACAACCCATGTACCTACAGGATGTATGTTAATAAAAAGACATGTCATTACAAAAATGATAGAAAAACATCCAGAGTTAGAGATATTTCAACCAACTGTAATAAACGGAAAAGAGACTAAAAAAGAAAACTTTTACAATTTATTTGATACGTTACATGACCCAGAAACTAAAAGATACTATGGCGAAGACTTTGGTTTTTGTCAAAGATGGACAGATATGGGCG